TGGTAATATTCGGATGCATTAGTATGTAATACGATGCATTGTTACTAACGGCTAATCCATAAACTGAGCCACCAAAGTTTGCAATTCCTGAGCTACTAATAGCATCGTTGCCTCCAACTACAATTTTACCTTGCGCGTTAATAGCGTAAGTTGATGCAGCAAGCTCAACGTAAGTATTAAAAGCACTGTAAGAAGAGGTCGTTGCATTGTAAAACCCTGCGGTATGCTGACTGCCATTAACCTGACCTCCGGCTAAAGCAACACCACCTGCACTATTCTCGAAAATAGCCGAGACATAACTAGCGTTATCTGAAATGAACCCTGCGCCAGTATCGTATCCTACTACTTGTGTACCATCACCAAGTTCAAAACTAACATTAGTGCTTAGATTTCCAGACTTGAGCTTATCAACTGTCAGCGTACCTTCGATGAGTACATCGCCGTGGAAGTATCCGCCAGTTTGTTCTGACCAAGTAGATGAGCCGCGAATATATGCAGTCGCCTCAGAATCATCGGTGCGCTTAACAATCAATACATCGCTAACAACAGGTGACCTACCAGATGCGCTGGTGAAATAACTTGTTACTGTTGAGTCAGAAAGACCTGATGTAGAGCCAGAAGATAAATTATAAGTGTATGTCCCCGCCCCATCATCGCCGTCTGCACCGTCTGCACCGTCTGCACCAGAAGAAGGTGTTGCAGCGGTTGTTGCGGAAACAGCAGTTGTTGCAGCCGATACATTCCCAGAAAAGTCTACTGACTTAACCCAAAAATAATAGGTTGTTGATTCAGCTAAACCGCCAGAAACAAACTGGCTTGCATCGACAGTTGCGATAGGTGTGGCAGGTATGCTGTTCGTTGTGTTGCGAAATACTTGATAGTGCTTAAAGTCTGTTTCTGTATTATCAGTCCAATCCAAAACAACAGATTCGATACCACCAGTCGCAGTCAGCCCACTTGGAACCCCAGGGGCAGTGGTATCACCTGCCATTGTGTGCGTTGCTGTAATAAAGTCGGAATATTGACCGTTTTTACCTTTGGCTCTAACTCTTACGTTATAAGATGACCCAACAACAACACCGCCAACACCTTCTAGCGATGTTTCGGTTCCCATGTCCCAAACGTCATACACTGTATCTGTTGATAGCTTCCATTGGATTTCATAGCTCAACAAATCATTCTGCGATGGTGATTCTAGGAAAGTGACTGTCCATTTCGACTGAACCTTACCATCTTCATCTAAAACACCTTCAGAACTGACGGACAAGCTCTCTGGCGGCTGTATTGTTGTTTCTGACCCATAGATATTGTTTTCAGAAATAATCGCATCTATGAAGTTGCCGCTGTCAGCAGCAGTATAAATACTCTGCGCTGTTTCTACGGCAGTAATTGTTACTGATGGTGATAAGCCGTTAATGTTTAATCTTGTATCTACGACTTCAAATACTTTGTTTGTCCAACCCATCCGAGAGTTGGTTAGCTGAAATGTATCCCCTGCCGTTAGTTCTAATGCATTTAAGTTGGCATCAAAACTAATTGTTGTTTCTTGTCGTGACCTGACTAAGTGTAATCGAGCGAGCCTTTGAGCAGTTGCCGCATTCATCGTAAATGGCAGGTCTAATATCTGGCCTGATTCTCGACCATCTGCTGTAACGAAAGATGCATCTGTTTGTACTGGGTAGTCAGTCGCTAAATAGTTGTCTACTTCTGAGAAGAAAGTGCCTTGCACTTTGTTGTAACTTTGTCGCGCCGAGTTTTTGGTACTGATGCGGATCGCACTAATTAAATGATCTTCATTTAAAGAAATCGATGGTGTGCGATATTCACCAACCAGTAGTCTGAATTTACCGTTTGTATAAACTAACTGACCGCCGCATGACGTAAGCATCTTGTCGATAACTTCTCGTGGCGTATTTTCAGAGTTGAACACTGCACTCATCGTGTAGCGTTTTTGTGTACCTCCGTCACCGTCACTAACCAATGCATCACAAGCGTCTGCGGCAGTTTCAAAAGCAGTTTCATCGATCTCATCAGATGCAACTCCAAGTCCATACTTAGTATCAAGCAAGTAGTCTCTAATAATTAGCGCAGGGTTATCAAGTTGAGAGTCTACGGCTGTTGTGCCAGTTCTAGGGTCATGGATTGGCTTACCTTTTACCTTAACGGTAATTTTAGGAACACCATCCTTGTATAGCCCGTTGTCATGAAACCCGCGGAAATAAATATACGCTGTGCCGTTTAATTTAAAGTTGGCATCAATCCCTGCAAAGGAAACAGGGTCATCAGAATTGCTTACATAAGCCTCTGCTGTTCTGAACGGATAGCTGCTATCTCCACTATAATCAGCTTGGTATGGGGGTTGTAAATCACTGCTATTAAAGATTAAATCGCTGATTGCTGTTTGGCTTGATGTGCCTAACCTAAATCGGCATACATGCGCTTGGCTACCTGCTGTTGGCGCGGCATCAAACAAATTTTTAAAGTCAGTATTGATGTCGAATGGAAATTGGTCGCCAGAGGTTGCGCCGTTGCTGACCTTTAATTCATTAAAATACAGTTCATCAATGCTTGTGATTTCGTGACCTGCAATCGCAATGACTTGGTGCAAGAACTTATTATTGTTACCTTGGTATCTTTCAAAAGCTTCTGCGCCATCGTTCTCATACAAGCGTTTAACGTAATCTGATGTGCCAATAGCAACAATGGTTCCGCCGACTCGGCGGCTGCCATAAATAATCTGCCTTGGTGAAATCGGGTCTTTTTCATTAACCATGATTGGCTGACCCAAGCCTTTTGGCGTTAATACTTGATTAGCAACACCTAACGCAAAACTTTTACCAAATGAACTCAGAAAAAATGATCCTGCTTGGGCCGCCGCGATTTGGCTTGTGCCTACCGCAAAAGCAGTTCCAACTCCTGATGAGATTGCCGCACCGAAAAATGCTTGAGCTAACATCAGCCTTGACCCCAAGTAATTTTCAAATCTTGAATAACTTTCACGAACGAAAAGCCTGTATCAGTCAGGTGATCTCTGCGCTGATCTTCATCAGTATAAAGTCGTCTGCGTGGACGCTCGAAATCAATCAACCTGTTTTCGCACTGAATAACGATAGTAGAAAAGTCAGCGCCTTCTTCAATAGTCATAGTGTCCATGCGGCCTCGACCAAGAATAAATGGCGTATCAATTAAAGTGCCTGTTGAATCATTGAAGCCCATGTAAATCGTGATATCTCTATTTTGATAATCTGCATTGAGCGCAATATCCAAAGCGTCTGTATCAATGCCGTTGAGATTTACAGAGAAGCCCGTGGCGCGTAGATCAAGTGTTTCCTCTAATCCACCTATCGAAATTAGTTGTCCAACGCCTAAATACGTTTCTGAGTTTATTACTAAATCGCCATATCCAGACCAAATCAATAGCGGGCCGCTATATACGTCACCTGCATCAAGGTCTGCTTTAATGGCAAAGAATGGAAAAACGACATCATCTGATGCCGCATTTTTATTGAGCGTTGTTAGTCCTCTGCCCTGACTTGTCGCCATTAGTTAGCCTCAACACAAGCAAAGGTAAATCCATAAATACTAGCGTTATTGATATTCCAACCAAATTGGTCAGAAGTCATTCGCCATAACCCTTTAGGGTTGGCTAAGGTCAAAGCAGTGTCGTCTGCTTGTGCGGCTTTTAGTGGCGGCTCAAATACAATGTCGCCGCTAGTTGTAAAAGTTGTATCCTCAACAGCCATATACAAGTGATTGTCCAACTGAAAGTAATCACCTGCAAGAATGGTGTCGCCAGATGTCATACCGTCTACTGTAATCGATGTGTCGTTGGCTGATGCTGCACCAGATAATACAGCAGTGCTTACCGTACCCTGGGGTGCAGTTACTAGAGGATTACCCATTAAGAACGTGCCGCGACGACCTCTGAGCGATATAAAAAATGCTTCCCACTCTCTTGCCTGAGCATAAGTTAATGGCGGTAGAGTCACTTCTGCTTGCCATTGCGCTCCACTGTGCTGATAAACTTGTTGGTTATATGTGAAAGGTGATTCACTAAAACCAGTAGTGCGAACCAACCTCATCGACATTGAAGCGAACTCTTGATTTGGTATTGTTAGAGGATATGAAATCGCCATTAGCTACCCATCGCATTAGAGAACGAACCGCCTCTCATTCTAGCATCAGCCACCACCGATTGCGCGGCTTGAGTAATTTGCGGAAGCATATTGGTTAATTCGGCACGAACAGTCTGAGATACACCTGTTGAAATATTTATATTGACCGGAGCCTCTCTACGATTTGATGTTTGCTTTGTTATAACTTGACCTTGGATGTCTGGATAGTGGTTTGGAACTGGAAAAGATTGCTGCTGACTCTCATAAGGCGTTGTCGTTGTTTGACGCGGCCCAATATCAAAGCTTCCACTGCCGATACCCATCATTCCTTTGTACAAAGCTTGAGTAAGTGTGTTTCTTAATTGCAAACGAATCATGTCACGCAATATGGATCGCGCCATGTCTCTAAATGCTTCGGACACACTTTTAGTTCCAGATATTAAATCAACAAAGCCATCTTCTATTGTTTTAATGCCTTTGTGTTCAACGTCCATCATAGTCATTTCTACGAATTTATATTTTTTTGCTAATTCATCGGCAGCATTGGAAGCATTTTTTGTCTTAACAGAAACTTTGTCCATTACGTTAGCTACTGCATCTAAAGGCTGTACAGTTCGTTTACCTACATCTCCCATTTCTAGCATTTGCTCATTGAGTAATGCGAAAGCACCTGTTCCTGCTGTCAAAGCACCTATAAGACCACCGATACCTCCGGCAATTTCTTTACCTGCTTTAAACCCTAACCATGTCGAACCGACAATCATTAGTGTCTTTGCATTACGAGTTACAAACTCAAATAAATCTAACAATGCATTGCTAAATAGTTGTACGCCTTGGATGACTTTCGGGTCTTTCAAAGCTTCTGTTAATGTTTGCACAACCTGTGTTGCAGTTTCTAATAAACCTCCTTCAGCAACAGTCAACTGTAACGTTCGCCAAGCATCTTGCATCATTGAAACATTACCAGACCATACAGTAGCCAACTCATCTGTGGCTCCTGCAATGGTTAATGTGCCGCTTTTAAATGCCTCAACCATTCGCTTTCTGGTTTCTTCGGCAGTGTATGCAACGCCTTGCTGGAAACCAAACAATGAAGAAATGCCGCGCTCTTTAAATATTTCTGCTGAGTTAATTCCCGCAGAAAACGCTCTCTGCATCTGCAACGCTGTTTCTGCAAAATTGAGGTTGTAAGCGGCTGCAATGTCGCCAGTCATCTTCAGCAAGCCGCCGAGTTCTTCTACATCATTGGCGACTGTCAAAAGTGGGGCGCTACCTAATTCGATATCTTTTAGTGTGAAAGGTACTTTTGAGGCATAACCGTTCATCAAATCGAATGCTCTTGCCGCATCTTTGGATGAACCAGTTAAATATTTCAACTGTACTCGCAGGGCTTGTACTTCACCGCCTACTTGTATTGCTGATTTAAGAAATAATCCAGTTGCAACACCACCTGCGGCTAACGCAACTTTGAGTGCAGTGAATGACCTTTTTAAGCCTTCTGCGCTAGATTGCGTTCTTTGGAAAACACGAGATGCTTCATCTTTGGCAATAATGCGGATTTTTATTTCATCAGGTGTTGCCATCATTTTGCCTCATTTGAAAATAAGCGATCCATCCATGAAATTCTTCAACACTCATTTTGTCTATCTCATCGACAGTCTTATGTAGTGCTTCAGCCAAACTATACTTGGCTTTCAACTCTGAATCGCTTTTTAGTTTCCCGACATAGCCTCAACGGAAGCCGTTTCAGCAATACCATTCGCAATTCTGTTCAACACATTTGGATCAACTTTTGTCAGCAACATAGGTTTATCTGACAAATCAAACACTGCTTTGCCATCCGATGTTCTTGCTTTCATAATTATCAATCTAATTAAGAATTCAGTGTCATCTTCTTTGGCATATTTACTCAGTGTTTTACGATCACCAAGTGACAAAGGTTCAGCATAAAGAATTGTCGGGTTGCCTTTTTCATCAGGCCATTCCGGTACTTCAATTTGCTTTACTTCTTGCAACTCAAAATGTTTGGTTGCCCGTTCTAAAATACTCATTGCGTCTCTCCGCATAGACCCCGTGTTAGTGTTATCGGCAGATAAGCCACGGTTGCTTACTTTTCGGGGGCTACCCTAGCCGACAACTCGATTATCAAACGGTTGTAGACGACCACGTTCCGTTTGCGTTCCATGCAAAAGTTGCTTCAACCATACCATCATAGGCGGCAGTTGCACTTTCTTCAGTCATAATGACTGACCCTGTGTAATATGTGTCGCCACTGGTATCACCTTCTGGATACAGATTTAAAGTGACTTCTGACCCTGCGGTCATAGCACCTTGTCCAGTTGTATCTGTTTCGTCCCAATAGCAAGTAATAGAGCCACTCGCAGAAGTCAGAGTTGGTTTGTATGTGCGAGCAGAATCACCCATTGTAGTATCTTCTACCGTGTCGCTCGTAACTGTGAAAGACCAATCGCGCACTTCGGCAATCGTGTTAGAGCCGACCTTAACGTAGCCTTCCGAACCTTTATGATTCGCCATTTTCATTTACCTCATCGGTTGTAGGTTGTGGTTTCGCCTTAGTCGGCTTTTCTTTCCATCCTTTGCGCTTCATTTCTTCAACGCGATCTGGATGTACAGAAATCGGTTCACTAGCATCTTTGTGATATAGCTTCATTAGGTTGCACCTCTAGTGAAATTATACATGACCTCTACGGTTACAATCACTCCCCCGATTGGCGACAAAGCACCCTCATCAGTTTCAATGGCTGTAACCTGAGTATCTAAAGCATAGCCGCCTCTTGTTCTATCGGCATCTAAACCTTCTTCGATTGCTTCGATTAGATTATTGCGAGCCGTATCGATGGTTGTTGATTTGACGTAACCGAGTATTTGATAAGTAACAGTAGCTTCTCGTAGGATTGAATCATCTCCGATAGTGGCATCTGATCTATCTTCTGACGCTGTTTGTATTAACAAAGCAGGAAACTGTGCTGCCGACAGTTCGTTAAAGTCAAAAGGCTCTCGCGTTACAAACTTAACAACGACAGGACTTACGACTGCTCTGAGAGTTGTGGCAATGTTATCTGCTATGGATTCTCGTTTGCTCATTTTCTAACCAAAACTCCATAGAAAAATTTTTTAAGAAATTGTTGCTCACGATTATTAAAGCCAAAAAACGGTCTTTTAACATTCAATCCTGCGGCTTTCTTTGCTTCATTCGCTCGACTAAATTCTAATGTTGCAGTCAATTTAGGCTTATCCAGTAATCTCTTAATAGAGCTAGTCATGCGACCGCTGAAGTTTAAATCGACAAATGCAGTCTGCCTTCCTTTTTTAGCTCTGAACTTTGCGTAATCTGCGGTGTAAGGCAAAAATCTACCCGTGTAACCTTTACCCTTTTCAGTACGTTCTAGAATCATCTGGATGCCTTTCTGTGCAGTTACATCCAATGCTTTAACGACATCTTTCGAGTATTGTCGATCTAGCCTTCTAAACAAAGCGTCTACTTCAGCAGTATCGACTTGCATTTCTACTTTCACCTGACTAGCCGTCCGGTAAATGTCAGGTCTTTTTCTGTGTCTTGTATTACGCCATCTTCGTTGTAATCGTACTCAACACCGTCCGACAAAACACTTTCAATTTCTTGATTGTACAAGTCACGATAGAAAGGAATCATTTCTCTAAATCTGTCGCCTTGTACCCAGTTTGTTAGTTGAGGCAACGCATACTTCCACAAAACAAGATAAGAGTTTGCGCGAGTCCATTGGCTATCTGTAAGAAGATCAGCATTCATCTCACC